CTGGTGGTCGCCGATGTGGATGTCGGCGCGCAGGGGCTTGATCTTCCTGAGCTGTTCGGAAGGGATGGCCACGCCATTCACGCGGCGGCGCACGAGGAGGAAGTACATGGGGCACCGATACTGTATAAAAATACAGTATCGTATAGGCGGGGCCCGCCGTGGGCAATTGCCGATCAGCGGATCTAGTGCAGTGGGGGAAGATCTTTGCCGCGGGCTTGGGCCACGACTCGTAGCTGGTAATCGGAGACAGCCTGGAACAGCGACTCGGCCAGCAGGTGCAATCGCTCCACCTCTGCAGCTGGTAGCCCGGCGGCTTCTGCTGCGTGGTACTGCCGCATGGCCTCGATCGCCTGCTTGATGAGCGGCTCGCCTGCATCCACCAGCCCAATGAACGTCCGTTTCTCCACCACCGTGCTCCGATCAGTTGATCAGCGCATTATAGGACGCTTCGCACGCCAGCCCGGCTATTCGGGCACGGTCATAAGCTTTTGCCAGGTCTCCCGCTCGTTCATCAGCCCGTGCGAGCAAGTCGGAGAGCACCATTGCGGCGCGGGTGGCTGCCTGGCCTCGGGCGACAGCGGCGGTATCCGTGCCGGGGCAACTGATGGTGGCGGCGAGCTTTCCTGCTTCGTCGCGCAGCCGCTGGCCAGCAGCATCGGCGCCAGCAGCGCCAGTATCAGCAATCGTTCGTTCTTCTTGTGCATGGGCTCGCGCCTCCTCCTGCGCCTGGGCGCGTCGTTGTTCTTCCTGGCGGGCGCCGCGCTCGCCGATCACCTCGGCTAGACGGTCGCCGCTGTCTCGTTCTGCCGAAGCGGCGGAGGCCTCCGCCCTTTCTACCGACCGGCCATGCTGGTAGACACCGAAGTAGGACGCCAACATCAGCACCAGGGCAATGCAGCGAAGGGGCACGCCGTATTTTGCTACCAGTTGTTCCATGCTTCCTCCCAGTCAGGCAGGTCTACCGTCTGGCCAGCAAGTGGATGGGTGCTGTCGCTCAGGTACTGGATGCGACCATCGGTGACGAAGGAATGGCAGACCGTTTCCCTGCTGCCCATCCGGTAGCGGCTCAAAACGGACGGCGTAAAGGTGGGAGCTTCGGCGTTGCCGTTGTACCCCCACCGAGGCCCGGAACCCGCTCCTACGTTCAGGCTGTGCGGAAGTTTGCACCCGCTGCAGAAGAACCACAGCGAACCATCCTCAGCCTGACCCAGGCAGCGGCCGATCGTCTTGATCGTCATGCCAGCGCCCTCCGCACACCTTCATCAATGATCGCCGGCGGATAAGGATTGCCGCCGTTCTCGTGGATGATGATGCTGACCACCATCCCGCGCAGCGTGGCCAGGTCCTTGATGTTGATCGGGTCAGTGGTGCGCACGCCGATCCGCTTGGCCACGGCGCCGGCGTAGGCCTGGGTGTCGTTCTCGTTGCTCGGCGCCCAGCGGTTGATGGTCTCGAGCACGGTGTCGATGCCCTTCCCGCCCACGCCTGGCATACCGTCCTTCCCCCGGTAGTTGATCAGCAGCTTGCCCAGCGCGCGGATACCGTTCTCGGGGGTGTCGAAGATGGCGAAGCGGCCACCAGGTTCTTTGCCAATCTGGCCCTGCCAGTCGTTGCGCGGGTTGAAATCGATGTTGCCGGGGTTGCGATTGCGTACGCCGCGTGGAGTGCTCATTGGGCAGCCTCCTCTGCCGGCGCGTCGGGCTCGATGTCTGCCGCCTCCTGGGCAGTTACGCGGACCTGGGCCGAGTAGCGCTTGATCAGCTGCGCGGTCAGCACCTCGGCGCCCGGCTGACTTTTCAGCAGCTCCCGGGCTGCGGTATCTGCCTCAGCCTCAGTGGCATATTCAACTGTGCGGATCGGGTCCAGAGCGTTGGTGCGGTTGATAACGATGAAGGGCATGGCTTTTCTCCAGGCAAAAAAATACCGCCAGGCGGCGGTCGGTAGGTTTGGTGCGGATCAGGCGGGCAGCGCAGGCCAGGTGATGTCGTTGGGGTAGCCCTCCTGATCCGGCAGGCGGTTCAACGTCACGCGGAAGCGCTTCCATTCCTTCAACAGGGCCGCCTCCAGTTCGGTCGCCTCTTCGAGGTCGACTGCGTCCTGCAGTGGAGCAATGGCGGTATCGGCGATCGCACGCAGCCGGGCCGCTTCCTCATGCGCCTGCTGCAGCGGATCCGCCGGCACCGGCTCGGGTGGCTCTGGCGTTGGCAGCTCCTCCACAGCCACGTGCAAAGTGATGCTGTGCAGCAAGTCCGCCGGCTCACCATCCTTGGCGACGCTCACCAGCAGCACGCCGTCGGCGAAGCTGGTAGCCACGGAAGCACCGGCGTCCATCTGGTTGATCACGTACCCCCAGCCCTCCGGCGGCGGGCACATACCGAGGGTCCCGGCAATCAGGTACTGGCCTGGGCCGGGGTGATCGACGGTGATATCGGCCTTGCCGAGCGACGTGATGTCGATGATCGAACCGTCACCGAGAATATTGATTGCTGCTCTTGTCATGCTCAGATCGCCTTCAATGTGCCGTCAGCGGCTCGGGTGGTATTGCCGGTGTGATAAATCGTATAAAACGGCGCGTTTGAGTAGTTTCCAGAACGGAATCCGATCTTTCCGTTGAAGCCCATCCAGAGTTGAGAGCCGTAGGTCGTCTGGAAAGGGAATCCCATCGCGATCATCGATCCACTCGTGACCCCTGTGTTCGCCACATACTGGGTTTCTGGATCTTGTATGGAGTAGAAGCCGGACGCGTATACGTTCATGGTGGCGGCAAGGGGGAGAGCTGTGGAGCCGAGCCCGAATGCGCCGTGCTGCAGGAGGTTGCCACTCGCTAAGCCGGCGTTAAGGGTTGCGGCACTGCCAAGGCCCAGGCCACTGCGCGCGGCGGCCGGGGTAGTGCCGCCCGTTCCGCCCCTGGCAACTGGCAGTGCAGCCGGCAGCGCAGTGGCTACGTCATCCCCCTGCGAGACGTTGGCTACCCAGTTGTATAACTCCGTGAAATTTGCCTTGGCCTTCACCCAGGCAGATCGACGATCGTCGCCGCCAGCACCTGTTGGGGACGACCCGAGATTGATGACTTGCTTTGCCATTGGTTGTTCCTTAAAGAGGCTTCATGGGACGAGATGCGAAGAGCGTTCGACCATTGACGCTGGCGGGGTTGATACCATCGTGATTCTCGCAGTACATCTGCAGAACGCTTCGGTTGCCGGATAGGAATCCACCGAAGTTCGGCCTCACCTGCTGCGTTGTCTGGCCTACGTTTGTGCTGGAAAACAGAGCGTTGCCGAGCACGTAGTCCTCATAGCTACCGGTCCACGCCATCTGCGACGGTGAAGCGTAGTAACCCGTCCCCGTGATCGGCGTGCCTGCCGTGTAGAACGCGTTGATCGCGGGTTGGCTGTTGAGCAGAGACAAGTTGGCCGATGTGACGAACAGGCGATTTCCAGCTGCATCCCTGATGGAAATCCCATAATCCCCAGCCGGCGTGTTGGGCGCCATATAGCTCGCGCAGAACCACTTAATAGCCATCGGATAATTTGCGATGTTCCCGTGGGCCTGTGTTGATGGATAGGCCCTGATACGAAAACCAGTCCAGTTGCCAGGCGATCCCATGATGCGCAAGCTGCCAATCATCATGTAGTCAGCGGCGTTGAAGAAGATCAATGGCCGCTCATACGTGGTAACTGGCGCCGAAAATGCGACTTGCCCCCACTGGATAAAGTTTCCAGATCCCGGTCCTTGCAGGCCAAGGTTCAATGCGCCGTTGTACCTGACCGTAAGCACTCTGTTTACCGCATCAATCTGGGTGCGAATGTTGTTATTGTTCGCGCGTATCCCGTAACTGCCGGTCGCTGCAAAAGGCTCTCCGCCTTGCGACAGAATCATCACCTGCCACTGCTGATTAAACGGACGTCGGAGCTGCAGCTGGCCCTGCGAATACCAAGCCTGCGGACTGTACGAACCGGAATCCCCGCCATCAAAAAGGGAGTCCACAACTACGAAGGACGCTGCCTGTATTTCGGGTATGGCGATGTACTGGTCAAGGGCATTATTGCCAGTTACCTGCATCATCTTGAGCGAGCGGATCGGGGTAATTGTGGTGTCGAAAGTTATCGCCCCAGACGCATCTCGCGTCCGGAGCCCATACTGAACTGCCATTAGGTCATTCTCCCCACCCCAGTGCGCTCAATGTTATTGAGGTCGTAGACGTACACGCCGCCATTGTTGATCAGCGTCGAGCCGTTGGCGTCTTGGCCACGCACAGTGAACGATCCGGTAACTAGGTTGATTTCAATAAGCGGCAAGCCCTGAGCGTTGACCGCCTGCGACTTCAGCGTCATGCCCAGCACCAGATCCTGGATGAACGCCTTATTGATCACCGCTTGGTTGATGAACACCTGCCCATTGGAAACAACGAACGGGAGGGTTACCTGGCCAGACGACTCGTCAACAATGGCGAAGCGCTGGGCATAGGCCAGGATCTCGGCGGTTTGCCCATCGCTCCCCAGCGCCAGACCGGCCATTACCCGCCGGCCGCCCGAGATGGTCTCTGCCTTGATGGTCGTCATGGCCGAAACCCGTCCATCCACCCCGGCAACCGTCTCAGAGACCTGCTGGACAGTCGCGCTGACGATCTGCACCGAGCTTTGAACCCCATCAACCTGGCCTTGCACACCATCAACCTGGCCTTGCACGACCTCGACTTGGGACTGCACGGTGTCAACCCGCCTACCAGTTGCTATGCCGCCTTCGATCCGGGCGGACTGCTCCGTCCAGACCCCGACAAAGCTGCCGGTAGCGCCTGCCAGGCCGGTCGCATCACCTTCCATTTCCGGGTTCACCTGGACATAAAGGCCGTCGATCCGGTTCGCCTGAGCAGTGATCGCGGTTCCCTGTTGCGTCACGGCGGTATTCAGCTGGCTGATGGCCGTGGCCTGGCCACTTACTGCCCGAGCCGATGGTCCGGCCACGAAAGGCGAAGGCGTATTGCTCTCGCCTACCCGCTTTTCGATCATGACCGAGTCGATGACGACTGAGTGGTTCGCCAGGCCTGACCTGTTGAAATACACCGTTATGCCGACTCTGGCGCTGTCGGTGACCGTTATCGGGAACACCATACGGGTCCTGGTCATCGGCTGCGTTTGCCGCGCTGACAGTCGATGACTGCCGTTGTACAGGGAAATGTCCATCTGACCTGCGGCCGAAGCGATCACAAACATCGATACCAAGTACACGCCTGGCTCAATGGACACGTTCCACCCCGCCAGGTTGTTGGTAGGGCAAAGCATCACCCATGAGCCCGCGATACCGTCGGAAAACACCGAGATACCGAACCCCGAGTCAGCCGCTGCTACTGCTGCGCCCTCCCTGGCGGTACCGGAGTTAACGGAAATGGCAGGCAAGGTGGTCGACGTCAGCCAGCTGTAATCGTCCGCCAATAGGTTCGACCCACTGCCACCGATTCCGCCGATGGTGCTCTGCAGCTGGGTGACTGCCTGGCCCTGGGACGTCAGCGTGGTGCCCTGCTGCGTCACGGTGCTCTGCAGCGCCTGCAGCGCGCTGTTGTCCGCCTTGCCTGCGACAGCGTTGTTCAGCTGGGTGATGGCAGACCCTTGGCTGGAGACCGCTCCCTCCGTTGCGGAAACCCGAGCGTCGACGGATTGCAGCGCGCTCGCCTGAGCATTGTCCTGGCCGGCGCGCTTGCGGGCAGTCGGCGAGGACAGAAACACATCGCTGGCATCGCCTGCCGACACGCGGAAGGTCATCGCCATTCGTACGCAACCAGCCGGCACCGTGGCCTGCCCCGTCAGCTTCGTCCAGGTTTGTCCCGCGGTCGTGAGGCGAACCCC